ATGTCGTTGGAAAACTTCAAGTGTTTTCAGGGCAAAGAAATTAAGTTTGACGGAGATACAAAAGTCTCTGGAAGAAATCAGGAAGGTAAGACCACAATCATGGATGCCTACTTTGACGTACTGACAGGAAAACTTTCAGATGGAACGATGCCGGACGGAGTTAGAAGAAAAGAGGACGGCAAAGAAGTAGATAAGGTAGACGTTATCCGACAGATAAGAGTTTCTATCAACGGTAAAGAATACGATCTGAAAAAGATCACAAAGCAGAAGTGGAAAAGACCACGAGGTACGAAAGAGGAAGTCTTCACAGGTAATGAAACAACTTATGAGATTGACGAAGTGCCTAAGAAGAAGAAGGAGTTTGATGAGTTTATCTCAGATAACTTTGATCCTGAGACGTTACTTGTTTGTAGTAATCCAACTGTATTTTTAAATGCCTTGAGGAAGAATACGACAAATGCAAGAAAGATTCTTGAAAAAATGTCAGGTTTCGATCTAAGACAGTTCATCGAAGAAAATCCGCAGTATGAAAATGTATACAAAATGATTGAGAATCATACAGCGGATGAAATCTTGAAGAAGCTTAGAAAAGAGCTAAACATGAACGAAAAAAAGATCGATGAACAGAATACAAAGATTTCGTATGAAAGAAATCGTGAGGTTGATTCTGGAAACAAAACAGAGATCGAAAAGAAATTAAACGAAGCAAGAAGCAAACTTAATAAAGTAGAAGAACAGGAAGAAACACTTGCAAACTCATTTGCAGCATATGAAACAACATCGGATGAATTGACTAAACTAAAACGTCAGAAAGATGAAATCTACAATGAAGCAAACAAAGAACTGACGGAAAAACGTTTTAAATTACGGTTTGATGAAGATAAATTGGAATGTAATCTTCAACATAAACGTGGTCTTTTAGAACAGGATGAATTTAAACTTTCTAACGATAAAAAGAAGATAAAACAATGGGAAGAATATCTGAACAATGCTAGAGAGAACTATAAAAAAACATTCAAAGAAGAATATCAAGATAATCAATCATCAGAAATTGAAAAAGAGGTATTCGATGATGCTACAGTAATCTGCCCAACGTGCGGTAAGCGACTTCCAGAAGATAAGATTGATCAGTTAAAAGCAGAATTTGAGGAAAATAAAAAAATAAGACTCTTGAAAGAGAAAGAAAAAGAAGAGCTGTGGAAATCTGGAAAAGCCAAAAAGCTTAAAAGAATTACGGAAGATGGTAATATGTGCAAACAAAAAGTTGATTATTTTAAAGAAGATAAGAAGCTGATTGAAGAAGAAATTTCAAAAAATAAGCAAGCAATTTGTGATTACGAAAAAGAAATTGAGTCAATCAATGCAAAATTAGCTGATCTGCCAGAAGAAGTTGACATGTCTTCAAATACGGAATACGTCAAAGTTTTAAAAAGCATTGAAAATCTTGAAAGTAAGATTGGATTGCTGAACAGCGGTAAAGAAAAAAGAAAACAGCTTTCAGAAGAAAAACAAAAATATTTTTCTGAGATTGCGAAACTTGAAGCTGAGTTACATAGTTTGGAAAATGCGAAAAAAGATAAAGAAGGAAGAATCGACAGTCTGGAAGAAGATTTAAAGGCATTTTCACAGATTGGAGCTGATCTTGAAAGACAGATTGATGAATTATTAGAGTTTTCACTCAGGAAGAATGAGTGTATCGCAGAAAAAATCAATCCATACTTCAAGCATCTTAATTTCCAGTTCTTAGATTATACCATTGAAGGAAATCCAGTGGAAACGTGTAAGATCATGTGTCATGGGATTAATTATATGGACGGGCTGAATCATGGAGACAAGATTCTATGTGAAGCTGATATGGTAAGCGGATTCCAGAAGATGAACGATGTGAGACTGCCAATCTTTATTGACGATGCAGAAAGCCTTGATTCTGACAGGATTCCGGAGTTTGAACAGCAATTAATATTACTGATCAGAAGTGACAACGATTTAGAAGTGTCAAAACTATGATGTGATAATTGACTTCCTAAGCAAAGCAAAGGAAAAAGTTAAGATATGAAGAGAAGAGAAAAGGAACAGCATGGAATTGTCAGGCACCGAATTGGAATGGCGAGGAGTAGAAAAGTTTTGTTATGCAATGTGAAGGAAAAGCAATGATGAGTTTAGAGAAGCTTTGGAATAGCATGGTTTAGAACTGAGTAGATACGACTTGGAATAGTAAGGAATAGAAATGTTTTGTTACGGAGCTGAATAGTGAAGGAATTGCATAGAGACGCATGGATTTGAGAAGAAAAGGCAAAGTAAAGAAATGACTGGATAATTATTTAGCTGAAATGTAGTGGCGTGGAGAGGAATTGAGTTGACATGATAAGGAATAGTAAAGAATGGAGATGTTGCGAAAATGAAGGGAATAGAATTGATGCAATGTGCTTCGTTTGGCAAAGGAAAAGTTCAGTGAAGATAAGTACAGCGTTGTGATGGAATAGCTAAGTTCGGAACGTTTGGAACATAAGAGCATAGCAAAAAATAAAACACATTAAAGAAGGAGAAGAAACAATGAAAGAAATGAAAGTAAGATTAACATTTATTGAGGAAATTTTAGGAACAGCAAGTAATGATAAGGAATTACATGCAGAGTACATTGCAAGTAAGGCACCTGATGCGATCAGTAAAAAAGAAGAAATTGAAGCAATTGGTGTTGAAGGTGTTATTGAAAAAGGAAAGACTGTATTTCCTAAAGATGAAAATGGTAATCCATTTATCTATGATTACCAGATCAAAGGATTTTTCAAGAACGCAGCCAAAGCATTCAACTATGTCAAGAAACTTGCAGCGTACAAAACAAAGATTGACAATCTGATCTTCGTCAATGAACGAAAGATTCTGCTACAGATTCCAGAAGGAAAAGAAATGGGAAACTGCCAGAGACCATTAAGAGCGCAGACACCACAAGGAGAAAGAGTTGCACTTGCAAATAGTGATAGCTGTCCAGAAGGTACAGTTATTGAATTTACAGTAATGTCAATGGTTGACGATCTCATGGACAACGTGGAAATGTGGCTTGATTACGGAAAATTAAACGGAATCGGTCAGTGGCATAACAGCGGAAAAGGTCGCTTTGTGTGGGAGAAGCTTGACAAAAAAGGAAAAGTGATTGGCGGTAACAAGGAAGATTAATTGATGTATTGAAAATTAGTTGAAGTAACAATTAAATTTTACATAGAAAGGTTGGTAAAAATGGCAACAAAAACAGAAATTCAGGAACAGGGAAAAACTCAGGCAGCGGCAGTTATTAACAATGCGTTCATTGATGGGTTAACAACACAACTTAATGAAAAGTGTAAATATGGAATGTCTTTTCCAAAAGACTACAATTTAGCAAATGCACTGACAGGGGCATATCTGGTATTAAAAGAAACTACCGACAGAAATAATAAGCCAATTTTAGAATCTTGCACACAGGCAAGTGTCGCAAACTCCTTAATGGATATGGCAATTCTTGGTTTATCTGTACAGAAGAAACAGGGATACTTTATTGCTTATGGTAAGAAATGCTTATTCCAGAGATCATACTTTGGAAACGTAACAATTGCAAGAAGATATGGATTAGAAAAAATCAGTTCAGAAGTCATTTACGAAGGAGATCATTTCGAGTACGCAATTGTAGATGGAGAAAAAGTTCTCAAAGAACATACTCAGGACTTTAACAACATTAATAACGACAAAATTGTCGGTGCTTATGCAGTTCTTACAATGAATGACGGACAAAAAATCTTAGAAGTAATGAACATTAACCAGATTAAGCAGGCTTGGAAACAGGGATATGGATACAAAGAAGGTTCAGGAGTACATGCCAAGTTCACAGATCAGATGGCAAAGAAAACAGTCATGAATCGCGCATTAAAGCAGATTATCAATACTCATGGAGATGCATTCGTTCAGGAAGCTGATGAAAGAACAGAGGAAATTCCAGAAGAGTCAGTAATTGAAGCTGACGTAAGAGAAGATGTAGAGACAGGTTCTAATCAGGAAGAGTTTATTGTTGATGATGTTCAGGATACAGAAGAAGCTGTAGAAGAAGTCAAAAGTGCAGATGATATTGCAGAAGAAGTAACAGAAACTGATCTGCCGGATTTCATGGTTCAGGAAGATGAATAAAAACGTAGACAAGCAGCGGATTCGTTTGTAACGTTTGCAAAAGAAAAAGAAGAAACAAGCAGAAAGAGAATATGCAGCAATGAAAAAGAGGATTAACAATAGATTATTCTTCTGGCAGCAGTAAGCTTGATAATAGGAAGGTGGTGAAAAGCAGTGCATCCTAACCGATTTTTTGATGAGTGCAGTATCAGAACAGGAATTGATACAGTTGAAATTTTTGATGAAGAATTACGATCTAAATTACGTAATACACACCCAAAGAATTTTATCAAAACAAAAGTAGAATTGCCAGTATATGAAATTAAACTAGCATATTTTACAGCAAAAGGAAATTATAAAGTTTCACATAGATATGCGGTGTTTAATTCAAAAGATGATAATAAATATTCTGATTTTTGGCTTGATATGTTTGTTCAGGACTATAACAATGAGAATCCAGATCATCCAATGAAAGATTGCAAAATATTGGATATGCAATATATCGGAGACGCTGTGCTGCCGATTGGTTAGGCTTCAACCATTTGTGCTGATTACCTTTAGAGTATAAAGGTTTCCACGAAGATATAATTCAACGGATCGTTGGTTAGATTATATCGAAAAAGTAATGTGATAGTGGTGTAAAAAGACACTCACCAAGTATGGCTTTACCTCACGAGAAACGAAATAAATTTTTCGTGAGGAAGTACATTTGGTTAAGAAACCTAAGAATATTGATGAATTATTGGCAACGTGTCCTGTAAACAAAACAATTTGTGACAACATGATTCGGGCATGGTCAATTATAAACAGAACTGATTATAAAAAGATTTTATGCTCAATTTCTGGCGGAGCTGACAGTGATGTAATGTTAGACATTATCTGGAAATGTGACATACATAGCAAAGTTGATTACGTGTGGTTTGATACTGGTTTAGAATATCAAGCAACTAAAGATCATCTGAAATACCTTGAAGGCAAATATGGTATTGAGATTATCCGAAAGAAAGCAATCAAAGCAATTCCGTTATCATGCAAGATTCATGGACAACCATTTATGTCCAAGTATGTAAGTGAAATGATGTATAGATTGCAAAGCCACGGATTTCAGTGGGAAGATGAATCATTTGATGCTTTATACAAGAAGTATCCAAAATGTAAATCCGCTCTTATGTGGTGGTGCAACTCACGCGGGACATTAAATAACGGTAAAAGATTGAGTAGTTTCAATATTAATTACAACAGATTTTTAAAAGAATTTATAATCCAAAATCCACCGAAATTTAAGATTTCTGGGAAGTGCTGCAACTATGCTAAGAAAGACGTGTCTCATAAAGCAATAAAAGATAACGGATACAATCTAAGTATTATAGGTGTTCGGAAAGCCGAAGGCGGAATAAGAGCGTCAAGATATAAAAGTTGTTTTGATGAAAAAGTCGGGCAGTGTGATCAATACAGACCAATTTTCTGGTATTTAGATAGCGACAAATCAGAATATTGTGCACATTTTAATATTACACATTCAGATTGCTATGAACGATACGGATTAAAGAGGACAGGCTGTTGTGGGTGTCCGTTTTGTAGAAATTATCAGAATGAGCTTAATGTAATCAAGCAATTTGAACCAAAAATGTATAGCGGTATTTGTAATATCTTTAAAGATTCATACGAATATACAAAGCAATACAAAGAATTTATAAAGGAGAATAACAAACATGGTAATTAATGGTAAAAAATTTGAAGAGGTAAATATTACAAAAGATGGAGAGCTGATCGTATCTATCGCAGATGGAGAACATGGAATCGTGCATAAAGATGATTACACAGTACAGCTTGTTGTAGAAGAAATTGGCATGACGTTTTCAGAAGCATTTAAAGCAATGAAAGCAGGAGCAAAAGTCAAACTTCCATCTTGGGGCGGATATTGGTTCTGGGATGCAGAAAAGCAATCAATTATGATGCAGTGCAGACCAAAAGATACTGACAAAGGACAGGGAGATTTACTTGATATTAGAGAGACGCAGAGGGTTGAATATACACTTTCTAACATTTTGTCTGATGAATGGCTAATCGCAGATGAAACGAATTGTCCAGTTTTAGGCGGAGAAGCTACATTTGGATTCGGAGATGCGATTAAGTACGTGAAACGTGGACTTAAAGTCAAAAGAAAAGGATGGAACGGAAAGAATCAGTATATCCAGTTAGCAACAGGAATTTCATATAAGACAGCAGACAAAACAATTGTTAATTGCGATCATGAAGCCATTGGAAATAAAGCAGTGGCATTTGTAGGAACGTCTGGTGTACAAATGGGGTGGTTAGCATCACAGGCTGATATGTTAGCAGAAGATTGGATGTTTGTAGATTAGGAGTTGATATATGAGTAAATATGTAAAGAAACCTGTTGTGGTAGAAGCTGTTAAATATAATGGAAATAACATCGAAGAAGTAAAAGAATTTATGAAAGAACAACTTGATAAATTGCATTTTGAAAGCATGGATGCAAGTAATTTAGAAGAAGGAAAACTTTCAATGGTTGACTTTCTTGCGATTTAAACTCTTGAAGGTGTTATGACTGTATCAGACGGAGACTACATAATTAAGGGTGTTAATGGTGAGTTCTATCCATGTAAACCTGATATTTTCAAAAAAACATATGAACCATATAACGAATAAAGGAGAAGAAAATGGAAAGCAGAGAATTTTTAGCGGTATGCAAAGCCAAGATTGCAGATTATGTGAATGATCATATTGATAAGACAGATCAGAAACATCTTACGATCAACGATGTATACGTTGTCGGGTATGCTAAGACATTACAGAATCATAAAGCGTTACTGAGTACAACGTTATTAGACGGTATGTACTATGAAATGACATTCAACGGAGACAAGAGAGAGTTGTACATGGACGCTTACAAAAAGTGGGAAAACATCAAATTTGATATGTAGAGGTGGAAAATTGTTGGTACTCTTGAAGAAATGAAAGACGATTTAGCAACAGTAACAGATTACACAAAAAACGGAGAGTGTTCGCAGTGCGGTAAGTGCTGCGCCAACCTTCTTCCGTTATCACTTGGAGAAGTTAACAGGATCAAAAGATATGTGAAAGAACACAATATCAAAGAAAATGTGCATAAACCACCAATCGTAGGTAAATTTGTGGATATGACATGTCCATTTAGAGATGATGTCAGAAAGATTTGTACAATTTACGAAGTTAGACCGATGATCTGTAAAGATTTTAGATGCGACAAGGCAGCAAAGGATATTCAGGCTTCTAAGAGATTGTATTATGCAAGAAGAAATCCAGTGGACTTAAGAAAGGAAATATTCAGAAATGTCAATGTGGCTAAAAGTAATTAACACAGGAAGTCAGTATGGCAATTGTTATGCATTAATGAGTGGAGATGGAGAAATCTTATTGCTTGACTGCGGATGTAAATTTAAAGACATTCTAAGGGGAATTAATTATAGGATAGCAGATGTGGCAGGGGGTTTATTGACGCATATCCACGGAGATCATGCAAAATCATATAAAAATCTTACTAAGAATGGAATAGAAATATATAGCAATAATGAGACAGTAGAACATTTTGGAGCATATGATCCAATAGAATATTTTGATCTTGGAATTGGTGGAATGATAGGAAAAAAAGAAAGAAAGCCGTTTGAGTGTGGAAGTTTCAATGTGATTCCGTTCTATCTGCCACACACAACAAAAGACAAAGATACTGGGGAAATCATACCGTGTCCAAACTTTGGATATTTTATACAACACAAGGACATGGGAAGTCTGGTATACATGACGGATTTTGAATACCCTACACTATCTTTTAGATCGGCGAAAATCAATCATCTTCTATGTGAAGTTAATTACTGTGAGGAATTTGTTGATAAATCGGCAGCAAACTTTGAACATCGACTCAAAGGACATTTATCTTTTGAGACATTCAAAGAAAAGGTTTTGAAACAGAATATGACAGATGCATTAAAAACAGTAACGATTTGTCACTTAAGTGATGCAGCAGCCGATGAACAAATGATTCTAAATCAAACAAAAAATATCACAGGAAATGACATTGAAGTTAACATTGCTAAAAGATCATTATGTGTAAATCTAAATTACATACCGTTTTGATTAGTGTTGAAAAAGAAAAGATATGATATGAAACGGAATAGCGAGGAAAGGTTTTGCTTGGAAATGGCATGGCGTGGATAAGTGACGATATGAGCAGAGATGTGATGACAAGGAAAGGTATAGAGCAGTTAGGGAATAGCAATGCGTAGATAAGTGTTATGATGCAATGGATATGAGAAGAATAGAGTTGAGATGGAATTGTATAGAGAAGTAAAGTTATGAGAAAGGAAATAATATGTTTTGGTTAGTTTGGTTAGGAATTGGATTGTATGGAATGATTCCTATAGTGATTTTTGTTTTAACACTTAAGATTTATATTAAAAATGTTGAGACAGAAAAAAGAATTAAAAAGATAATGAATGGAATCTGTATTTTATCTAATAAAAAGTGGTGATGCATCACAGTATCACAAAAGATTCGATGATGGATGATGGTAAAATATAGGTAGAAAGGACGAATGATACATGATTATTGGAGTAGACAAAGCGCAAAAAGCAGGAAAACATAATCTTAAACACAACATGTTAAAAGATCGCGGTCATAAGCTTGTTGATATTCCATGTCCAGTAGGAGATTACATAGAGATAACACCAGAAATTCAGGAAGTTATCGAAAGACGTGGGGACAAGCTAAAAAAAATGGACTTGATCGGCTGCATTGATAAATCTGTTGATACAAAAAAAGATTGTCAAGAATTGTACCAGTGTTTAGTGAAGTCACATAAGAGATTTTCAGATTCTTGCTTTTTGGCAAGCAATAATGGTATTAAGCTGTATATTCTCGTTGAGAATAAAGACGGTGTTACTAGTATTGATACGTTTGGAAGATGGAAGAATGAGAGTTGTTGGAAACGTTATTTCGTAAACAAGAGACGTTGCGAGAATAAAGGAGAAAAGCCACCAAAGGAACCATGCAAGCCGTCTCAATTAAAGCAGATCATGAACACAATGAATAAAAAATATGGAGTAGAGTTTTTGTTTTGCAGACCAGAAAAGGCAGCAGAAAAAATCGAAGAACTACTTTCTGAATAGCATTTCTACAAATGATACACGGGCACGTCAGCCCACCTAAAATCAAATGAAAATTAAATAGAGGTAATCTTATGTCTGATAAAAAATATTATTATCTGAGATTGAAAGATTTTTTAGACACAGAAGAATTTAAAATCTTAGAATCTCAGGAAGACGGATATTTGTATTCTAATATTCTTATGAAAATGTATCTTATCAGCTTAAAGAAGAGTGAAAGATTGGCATTAAATGGCATGATTCCATACAATGTAGACATGATTGCGACTTTAACAGGGCATTGTGTTGAAGTGGTAAAAGAAGCATTGAAACATCTTGTGAAGTTAGGGCTGATTGAAATGTTAAGCGCAGGAGCTGTCTATATGATGGATGTTCAAAACTATGTGTGTCAATCATCAAATACGGAATACAAATCAAAAGAAGAAAAAGCAGATGTTGAAGAATATAAGCCAAAGAAAGAAACGGCAAGAGAACGAATTGATTACGCAAGAATCGTTGATAAATACAATGAAATTTGTAAATCGTATTCAAGGGTTACTAGATTGTCCAAGAGAAGAAAAGACACGATCAGAGCAAGATTTAACGCCGGTTATACATATGAAGATTTTGAAAAGGCATTTGAAATGGTGGAAGAATCTGATTTTCTTAAAGGAAAAAACAATAGAAATTGGTGTGCAAACTTTGATTGGATATGCAACGACACAAATTTAGCGAAAATCTTAGACGGAAATTACGCAAACAGGAAGGGTGATAAAAATGGAAGGAATGGAGAAGATCATAGAAAATCTTCATTCGCTGAAAAAGCAATCGAACTTGGGGCAGCCGACACAGATTTCAAAGGATTCTGATGTATGTCCGCTATGCAATGGTACTGGTTGGATTCCTGTTGAAAAAGACGGAGAAACAGTGTTTAGAGAGTGCAAATGCAGGCAAGAACAGATCAATCACAATAGATTGAAATTTGCAAATGTACCTGAACCATTTAGAAACTTAAAATTAGCTGATTTTAATATTGCTTGTTATAAGGAAGAAAAAAATAAGAAATTGGTCAGGATTGCTTGCAAGATTATCAAAAATTACATTGACAACTTCCAGACGTTTCAAGGAAAGGGAGTTGGATTGTACATCTATTCAAAAACAAAAGGTTCTGGAAAAACAAGAATGGCTGCAAGTATGGCAAATCAGTTTTTGGCTGATGGCCACAGAGTAAAATTTGCAACTTCAAGTGAAATCATAGAACAGATCAAAAAAACATGGGACCAAGACAGCAAAATAAGTGAAAGAGATTTGTTGGCTGATCTGAAAGATGTAGAAATTCTGATCATAGATGATTTCGGAGCAGAAAAAAACAGCGCTTGGATTAATGATAAATTTTACCAGATCGTTAATTACAGATACATAAACAAACTGGTAACGATTTATACAAGTAATTATACAGAGAATGAAGTTCAGTACAATGAACGAATTTCAAGTCGGATAAAAGAATGTTCATATAGTGTGCAGTTTCCTGAGGAAAGTGTCAGGGACCATATATACGAACAGAGAAACAACGAGATGATCAAAAAAATATTGGAAGGTGAGGTATAAAAAGTGGGGAAAAGGTTTACAAACGAGCAACGCCAAGAAGCTGTGAACAAATTTTCTAGCGGAGAATTAACTTTAAAAGAGACTGCTAAAAAATACGGCGTAACAGAAACGACAATCCTTAACTGGAAAAAGAAACTTCCAGTAAGAAACAGGATTTCAAGGTTTGATGTTTCTGACAAGGTTGAAATCATCACATACAGAATGTCAGGCCATACGCTTGCAGAAACATCAGCGAAATACAATGTATCAGAATGTAGCATCAGGTTATTTGAAAAAGAATACGGTGTATCCGAGTCAGCTAAAGATGCAAGGAAAAATATGAGAGCAAAAAAGGAATTAGCTGATATGTCAGCAAGGAAAGCTAGGAAGAAGCAAAAAAGAACAGTATGGATCAGATGTACAGCTTCTTCCGGATACTGGAAAACAAAATACATTTAAAAAGAATCGTCAGACAGTTTGCAGCTGCACCTATAAAAATAAATAGCACATATAAAAATAAATATAAGAAACCTAAAAATCAAAGATTGTTGTTAAGTAAATAAATAAAAGTCGTAGTTCATAAATAGGTGCAGCTTCAAGCTGTTTGACGTAGAAATAATTTTAAGAAGGAGATATGAAAATGGCAAAATTTAATATTGAAGTAGAACTTGATTGGATGGAAGAAGATTCCTATTCAATTGACGAAGAATTAAAAGAGAGAATCATTGAAGGTGTGGAAGATGCCCTTTTACAGAAAGCAACGCATGAAGCATTGAAAATGGTTGATGCAAAGATTGCAGAGAAAGTTAAAGAATCAGAAGAGACAATCAATAAAGCAATCAATAAATTTATCGAAAATGTATGCTCTGAAAAGATTAATAATATTCAGATTCCTGAAAAATCAAGTGATTGGAGTGACAAAATCACATATTATTCATTATCCGAATATGTAGGAATGCAATTTGAAAGTTTCATTACACAGAAAAGATATGATAAAGATGGAAATTATCAAGACTGGGGAAGTAATCGGTATTCAGCAGCAGATCTACTTACAACAAAATATCTAAAAAGAGAGCTTGATGATAAGATCGGTAACATGATTCAGAGAGCAAAACACGAAGTAGAAGTTGATATTGTTAAATCATTAGAACAGAAACTAAAAGAGAATCTTGCAAAAGACACTATTGAAAAGATGAATATTCCAGAGGTTTTGAAAAAGTTACAGTCAGATAATCTAGGAACGATTGAAGAAAAGGAGCGATAGATGGGTGCTATTTTGACGTACGAAGAAGTTGAGAAGCTTGAATTAGCTAAAGGATATTCTTGGAGAATAGAAGGTGTGTGTCCTGATCTAGTCGTTGTTAAAAATGACAATGGAAATCTTATTTTTTTTGATATAGACAAAAATGAAATTCGAAGCGAACTTATAAAATCAAGAATGAGTTTTGACCAAGCGGTGGCTATATCTCGGATTATTGTCAGAGAAAACAAAACGAAGTAGAAGAAAAGGAGATCAAAGAAATGAAAAAATTTGAATTAACAACAGAATCTATCTATCTGCTTGGAATTAAGTTATTTAGGATTAAAGCTCTTGTAACGTTTGGATGCGTAAAAAAAGGAGAGTTAGGTGGATTTGTAGAGAAAGAAGAAAATCTGGATCATACTGGAAGTGCATGGATTTTTGGAAATGCAAAGGTGTATGGAAATGCAAGGGTGTATGGAAATGCAAAGGTGTATGGAAATGCATGGGTGCATGGAGATGAAGAAGTGTCTGGAAATGCGGAAGTGTCTGGAAATCAGATGCACGCAACAGTAAAAGGTTTTGGAAGCCAATATAGAAACACAACATTTTTTATTACTAGAGATAGAAATATTTGTGTAAACTGTGGGTGCTTTAGCGGTACATTAGAACAATTTCGAGCAAAGGTAAAAGAAACACATAAGGATACTAAGTACGCAAAGGAGTATTTGGCAATTGCAGACCTTATGGAAATGCATTTCAAAGAAGAATTAGAAAAGATTAAGAAGTAGTAACTAAATGAATACTTTTCTGGTTTGATTCTCTACCCAAAGCAACAATTAATCCATATGTTTTTGAATTTGCATACTATTTTTCATTCACATTTGGGTAGGGAGTCAAGCCAGAAAAGGCTTGTTGCATCGGGATTATATACCACGACAAAGTAGCAGTAAACATATTTTTTTAATCATGCATCCTGAGCAACGCATAAGAAACAAATTAATTTCCGATTATTTAACGCCCGGCTTTATGTCGGGCAGAAAGGAGACTATTAAATGAAATTTAAATTTAAGAAAGAATTAGATTATGTCGTTGGGCATTTAAGATATGGACATATTGAAGGAATTGTTGAAGCAGACAACTTAGAAGAAGCAAAAAAGAAGTTAGAGGAATACGAGAAAGAAGATTTACTCTGTGATTTTGGAAAAGTAGTTATTGATGATTATAGCTGTGAAGGCTTTGAAAAGAGCAGCACACCGGCAAGAATTATAGAGGATGAATAAAAGGATGTGATTTTTCATGGATTTAGAGAAAATGAAGCAAAAATTCAAAGATCATAAAGCTACATTTACTGATTACGGAAACATAAAAATATTAGACTTCAAGAAACCAAACAGTACAGAGTATAGAATCCGATTTCTTTTTGAAGAAGATTATTACAGACTGCATATTTCAGGCGATTTAGGTCAGCTTACTGCAACAAATTATTGCAATATGTGTTGGAATGGATTTAAAGATTTTGTAGATAACGTTGGATATTTCAAAGAAAAGATAGACTGCCTTGACAGATATATTTTCTTATACGATCAAGAACAAGCAGAAAAAGATATTGCACAATATATAGAAGAAAATGATCTTTATTTTGAAATTGATGACGATTATCCACAATTTAAGTCAAAAGAAGAAATAATAGATGATTTTTTATCAGATGTACTCTATGACTTTTCGGAAGAAACAGGAATTGGAAGTTATGGGCACGAAGCGTTTACAGATATTGATGAAAGTGTTTTTGAAGTTATAAATGACTTTGGGAAAACATCAACAGGAATACTTGAACTGTACATGTTAGTTTTCAAGTTAGCGAAAGAACAGTTGGATAGCAAATAAAAATGTAGGAGGAAAAGAAATGGAGATACAGAATATATCAGAAGTTCACGGAGAAGCAACGATTACATTAACAGAAAAAGAATTATTCATGATTGCAGCGGCATTAGAAAGCAAAGAAAAAATATATGGAGGAAAGGAAATGTATCATAAACTTTGCGCACAATTAATTACCGCTAAGTCTATATGTGAATATGGACGTATTGATCATTCTTATTTTCAGGCGATTATAAAACATATGGAATTATCAAAACAAAATTGTTAAGGAGAATACCTGCAAATGAAGATTCGTAATAGAAATACACATGAATTTGTAAGATCAGAAAATCTAGTAGAATTAGATACTTACTTTGAAGATACAGAGTATTTAGAAGATGAATGGAGAATGAGATGCTATCCAAAAGAACATTGGATAAAAGTTGATAAACAAAAGTGTCTGGAAGAAATTGCAAATTGCGTTAACAAAGTTACAACCAATACAGTCGTAGAAGTTGTTGAAATAGTAAACAATGCCGACACATTGGTTATGGGAGTGTTGTTGAAAGAATTTAGTAAGAAAAGTCTTTTAAGATATGACAAAGAACACACAAGAGTAACAATTGACGGATGGCGTATAAACGACAGGGATCATTCTTTGAGAGTTGCAATTGAAAAATATTTATAAAGGAGCAAAAATGAAAATTTATAACATGATCACAAAACAAGTCGTAAATTCAGAAAAAATAGAAGAACTAGATGATCGTTTTGAACTAACAGATGTTGGAGCGTACGAAAAAACAATCAAATGTTATTTTAAGCCGACTTGGAGAGAAGCTGATAGTAAAAAAAAGCTTTTGAAAAATATCGCAGAGTGTCTCAACAACATTACAGTAAACAATGTTTTGAGGATTGTTGAAATTGCGCGTCCAAGCAGCTACATTCTGTTTGGAGTTAAATTAGAACATTTTGAAAACAGAATGGTTTTAAGATACAGCAAGTTAACTAATAAAATATTAATTGATGGATGGTACATAAAAGATAATGACCTTGAAGCAGCATTAAAAAGATATTTGGCATATGAGGAGAACTAACTATGAAAAAGAAATTATTAGCGATCACATTAAGCACATTGGTTTTGACAGGAATGACAGGCTGTGCATCCTTTAGCCGTGGATGGGTAGACCTTAAATCTGACATGAACAACGGATTAGAAAGGACAATTGTAGTATATACAGCAGACGGACAGAAGATTGCAAGCTACAAGGGGAAGATTGACATTCAAGATAGTGATGGATTCATCAAGTTTGACTATAAGGGCAAGAGATACATCTACTACAACTGTTTTGTAGAGAGTATCGCAGATATTGATTAGAAGTACAGGAAAAGGAAGTGGAGAAAATGGGAATTAAAAATCTAACAGAAGCAGAAGAAAAAGAGTTTTACAGACTCGTTAGGAAGATGAATGGGAAAGAAACAGATAAGGAACAGGGTGTAAAGGTAAGGAAACCACGACAATCAGAAGAATATTTTTATATTAATGATGATGGAGCTATTATACAAAGCAGGTGGACGAATGATTCTTTGGATAATGGAAGATGGGAATTGGGAAACGTCTTTTTCACAAAAGAGTCAGCGTGGTTTGCCAGAGAAAAAAAGAAAGTAGAAGTTGAGTTGCAGAGATACGCAGAGGAACACAATGGTACAGCATCTACCAATCGTCGGTATTTAATTCGATATGAAGAAGATGAGAAAAGACTTCTTTGCGATACATTGGCTACAGCAAAAATACAGGGTACAGTTATGTTTACATCAAGAGATGTTTTGGCTGATGCAATCGAAGCAGTAGGAAAAGAAAGAATACTCAAGTACATATTTGGGGTAGAAAGTGAGGGAGAGGAATGAATTTTACAAAAGCGTTCGCAGTATTTATGCAAATTGATTCAAAGGAGTTTACGGAAGATGAAAAATATGAAGCAATACAGCAGGTGTTAGATGCAGCGACAATAAACAGTATCACAAAAAAGCAGGTGTTAAATGTAGTGTCATGGTTGTTCAATAAGCAACAAAAATATAGATGGCACGACTTAAGAGATAATCCGAATGACCTGCCAGATGCGAATTATCCAAGCAATACATGGTTTGAGGTAGTGCAAAAGGACAATGAAGAAGAGCTTCCAAGAGCAGCAATGCAGTATGACGATGTGCTTGGTTTTGGATTTTATCATGACATTTTTGATCCTGTATCTTTAGGCTATGTAGATACAGAGTTTACAACAGCAGCGGAAGAGGGACTTGCAGAAGTAGTTGCATGGCGAGAGATTGAAGAATTTGAAAGTGAGGAAGAAGATGAAGATTAATGCAAAACAACCAAGTATTAAAACATACACATTAAGTCACTTCAAAATTGGAGAGGTGTGTATGGGTGTGAGAGATGAACATTATTACCTTGTGGTTAAATCAGAAAAAGAAAAGAAACAGATTGTTGATTTAACAGAAAACGAGATTATAAGAGATGCAGGATACATGAGATTTATACCGGCGACAGCAGAACTTAATATCAAGGATGTTGGGTAAAAGAAAAATGCCAGTAGCAAGATGTAAAAATTGTAATAGTTTGTTATTCAATGAAGACGTTGGAAGAGAGTATATACAAATAAATTCAGATATGAAAATACAAAGTAAATTCATTTGTCTTAAATGTGAAATTGGAGTTAAGAAAAGAAGATTTCTTTGAGCCATACAGAAGCATGATGAAGTAAAGGAGGAAAAACAATGAAAATATATTCACATCGTTCAGACAAAGATGTAGATCATCTTAGATTTGATATGAAAATGGGTGGCGTAGTTTTAAGTTTTAGAAGAAGCGGAGAGGAACAAACAATGAATCCGCAAAACATGGCTCGTATAATTTTTGATGATACATGTGAAATAGACACCTTCATTATGGCATTGACTAAACTAAAGAAAATTGCAGCGGATCACTACGGGGATTGGATGGCTAGTAACGCGATAGGAGAATACTTATGACAATTAATGAAATAATAACTCAGAGATTTCAATACAACTTATATGAACGTATTAAAGAGTCAAACATTCCTATTGAACAATTAGACGTAAGTTTCAAAGGAGAAAAGGCATTTATAAGAGATAAAATAGCAGGACGTATCGTTGGAGAAGTTGATGTGAAGATTACTATGGAACGATATGAACCTAAAAAAATGACAAGAAGTGAAGTGGAAAAAGCTATACTTGCTTACTGCGCCCCTGTTGCCACACCATGCAAAGAACGCAAATGTTATAAAAAATGTGTAAAAAGGATGCCGTTTGAATGGTTAAGTAACGAGGGGTTACAAGAATATTATGAATTTTTGTATGGAATCAAAGTGGAGGTAAAGGAATGACAATAGCAGAGCAGGTGGCACACGACTTTTTAGAGAACATAGAAAAGATGATCACGGCAAATAAATTAGATGTTGGAGTATTGGATACGAAAGTTTCTTATCAATCTTGCGAAGAAGCAATGATGAGCGTGACTGATACAAAAACAGGTTCTATTATTGCAACAATGAGATTGAATGTAAATACAAACAAACTAAAAAGAGAAATGCAGGAAAAAGAATTAGAAAACTATTGTCGTAAAAGAATCTGCCCTATTTGCATTTTTAAAGGGCAAGAACCGTGCATAATGAGAAAAATTAAATATGGAACAACTACGAGCGAAGAAGTAGAGGAAAGCTATAGAAAGGCGTTAGGTGATAAAAAATGACAAGAAAACAGATGATAGGTGTGTTAGAAGATTACTGCAACAAAAATATATGTGTTTCATGTAAACTTCGTCATGCATGTGAAAGTAAAAAGGATTTTCCTGATATGATTGACGAAGAAATGGAAGATTATGTGAGTTACATTAAAGAAAAAAACACAGATGTAGAATCACAAAATGAGTGTGAATTGGAGGAAAAGAAAATGGAGCAGGTAAAAGTTTTGAAAGAAGTAACAAGAATTATTTATCCTAACAGGATGGAAGAAGTAATCCCGATAAAAGAATTTGTGAAAAATATTACAGATAAAGGATATAAAGTAATGATTAAAAGAGAAAATGCTATGTATGACGTTGTTATTTATGAAGAAGAGGAGCTGAAAGAATAGCTAGTCAGTCTATGGTTGAATAAAGGAGATTCAAATAAATGAAAACAGCTAAACTTTTAGAATTTAAGGGAGTCGATAAATGGAAATGTGTAAAATGCGGAAAGGATTCTACAGAAGATAAATATATGCGTAAAATCGTTTTTGAAAATAACGACGATAAAAGCCGTATAGTTCAGTTAAGCACAACAGTATGTCAAGACTGTCTAAACAATATGCTTGATCTTATTGGAAACTACTTAAATTCTGGTGGAAGGATACCATGGTGAGATTATGAACAAACGTCAGGCGAAAAAGAAGAGGGACAAGCTAATAATAGCAAGACTTAAGAAAAGGAACGACAAGAAAATTTGGGGGATGTTAAAGAAAAATTTCGGCAACTGCGAAAAATTAAGATCACTAACTATTTATAATCAACGTAAAAAAAACAGAAGCTATTACACTGAAAAATGGGAGGAAGAAAATTTGTACGAGGAGTGTAGAAATTGCAGACATAAATATTCTGCACTCGAATGTGAATTATGTGTAGATTTTGATATGTATGAAGGAACCATTTACGGAAAGTAAAAGGAAGGAGGTTTATATGGCTAAAAAATTCTACTCATGGGCGAAAGAAAAATACAGCAATAATTACAGCGAGGCTTTTGAAACAATAGAGGAATGCATTAAAGAAGCGAAAAATATGGGATGTGAAGTAGATACAGTTATCTGGATTGGAAGAGTAGAAGAAGTGGATATAAGACGAGTATGCCTAACAAGCATACTGGAAGATTTACACAATGCTGTATGTGATGATGTAGGAGAAGTTGCCGAAGATTGGTACATAGAAGATATAGATAACAAAGAAGCTTATGAAAAGTGCGAAAATGCTATAAACGATCTGGTTGTTAAATACATTGAAGAAAACGGTATGGAACCGACGTTTGCAAATGTTGTAGATTCAGAACCGTATGCTATTAAGTAGGAGGTGTATTTAGTGAAAAAGAAAATATTCTATGTATGTGAAGAGTGCGGACTAAAATACGAAGATAAAGAAGGAGCATTAAAGTGTGAAAATGGACACCCGAAGAAATTAAAGATTATAAAAAAGAGGTATTGGCCGTGTGAATCAGTACCAAAATATCTTGAAATTCAAACGGAAACAGGTGAAACGTTTATATATTCCAGAAAGATTAGGGGGAAATCAACACATGACAACAGTAGAAAAGATTAATTATATGATCGCATGCTTACAGATAGCTAAAGAAGAAGCTGAATATCTGGAACATTATAAAGAACGAGAGCAAAAAGTTTCAGAAGATCACGACAAATGGTGGTCTTGGTATTGTAAAAATAGAGTGCCAAACAAAGCATTGATCAAAGACAACCTAAGAAACGCAGCACGAACAGGATTTGTTGTTGCAAAAATGGTAGAAAAGAATGGTAACTAGAGAAGAAAAGAAAGGAAATAAGAAGATGATCAGAAAAAAAGTAGGAACAAACTTCTTACATACAGACACGGGCAGTGATTTTAATATCATCGAACATCTTTCAAAAGATGGATACGACGTTGATTATGAAGTGATCGACTGTGAAGGTGGTAAGAAAAAGATTTGCGCTACAATTTATGAAAAAATCGAGGTGGAAAATGAACGATAAATCAAGCGTAACGAATTACAAAGTAAGTAAAATAAAAGTTCTTTATGCAAAAATTAACGAAAGAACTATACATAATCAAAGATATTTTGAAATTTTGTATAAAGAAGTTGGCAAAGATTACGAATGTGTAGGGTATGGATCATTTTATTTAAGCACGGTACAGGAATGGCTTGAAATGTATTTTGAAGTTGTAGGCGAAGAACAGGATAGGAGAACAAAAATGACAGGTAATGAATATCAGAAATTAGCAATGAGAACGAATGACGGTAAATGCACGGATAGACTTTGCGGATTAATTGAAAGAATTGAAGATTATAACTCTGGTACAAGAATTGGCAAACACGTAGAAGAAATAGATGTTGGTGGTGCAATTAATGGTCTGTTTGGTTTGTCAGGAGAAGTTGGAGAATTAACAGACATGGTCAAGAAATGGATTTTTCATAACAAGTCATTTGATATTACACATGCACAGAAAGAGCTAGGAGATGTGATGTGGTATATTGCTATGACTTGTGAATCGTTCGGATGGAGTCTGGATGAGATCATGCAGATGAACATTGACAAGCTAAAGAAAAGATACCCTGATGGATTTGACACAGAGAGAGCTAACAACAGAAGTCCTGAGGATGTGTAGAATGTATCTGTATAGCGGTATGGAAGTTGCTTCGTGTGTGTTGGAGTTTAACAACAAATACAAATGCGAAATCACTAATTTGATGCTGCAAAATATTCTGTATTACATCCAACTTAATTTTCTGAAGAAATATCACGAGCCGATTTTCTCTGATGATATTCTTGCATTGAGATTCGGACCGTGTGTTCAAGATGTATACGATAGATTCAATGTATTTACCAGATTTCCTATATATTGTCCAGATATTGAGTCTTGCATAGATGATATTGAAGTTCGTATATTAATTCATCAGGTTGTGAATGCATGTACGTTTCTGGAATGTTGGCAATTGGCAGAAAGAGCGCAGAAAAAAGGCGGACCATGGCATCAAACTTTTTGGAATAGAAGAAAAGTTATTCCTAATGGAAGAAAAGTTATTCCTATTGAAGTGATGAAAAAATATGTAGAAGAAAAGGGGTGATCTTATGTTTAAAGCAGCAGCGTTTATTATTGGACTTTTAATTGGATTCATTCTATGTGCGGTAATGTATACAGCAAAGCACATAAACGATATAGAAGTTCCAATAAAACAATATATGGACATGACAAATCTGCTGTATCATACACCGGTCATGTATCGGTGGTACAGTCTTAAAGAAAAACCAGAAATGCACTTTTATTGTCCACGGTGTTCAGGAGAAGTTGCGCCGTGGCAAGAAACTTGTAAATGCGGAAATAAATTAGAATGGGGAGAAAGTGAGGACTTAAGTGTTAATAAAAATTGATAATATAACAGTTATAAATACACAACAGCTTGTTAGAATATATGTAAGAAACACAGGCGGAAGCGGTGGATTTTATGAAGTGATAGCGGAAACATTAAATCATCAATATCCTATTGAACGATGTTTAACAAAAACAAAAGCGGTAGCGATGTTGGATAAGATACTTAATCAGTATGGCAGAGGGCAAAGGGTTATCAAGTTATAAAGGAGTGTTATAAATGAATAACAAAAAAGAAATAAAGGAAAATGACAGCCAATCTTTAGCACTTGTAAACACCGTAAGAGTTTGGGAACAACCAGAAGATATTAATAAGATTGAATCTAAAAAAGAAATAGAGGATATTATCAAAGAAATTTTAGATAAAGCACCGAAACATCCTAAGGCAACAGGTTATCTAAGAATGAAAGAGGAACGTTATCATGAATAGTAAATACTTTAACAACAGACAAGTACCTGCACAACAACGCAGGGTTAAGAATCGCAGGGATGCAGACAAACTAATACATAGCAGTTACACAGCTTTTCTTTTGCTAGGAATCATGGCATTAAGGACTAAATTTGACTTTGGTAGTGCAAGGATAGAACGTTGGATTGATGAAATCAACGATCTAAAAGAAAGTTACGAAAAAGGTTATATAAGTGTTCAGGACCTACAGCAAACGATCAAGGAAGAAACAGGAATTGAAATAAAATTTTAATACGTTTGTTATTCTGTGAAATATATTTGTATGCAATACATAGAAGGAGCAGAAATAAAATGATTGATATAGGAAAAAACATAAAGGAAATTAGAATTAGAAGAGGATTATCGCAAAGAGAGTTAGGAAAACGTCTTGGTGTATCGGCACAAGCAATTTCACTCTACGAAAAAAATGCAAGAAGATTGACATTAACAAAGATAGATGAGATTGCGGAAGCTTTAAACTGTGGACGATTTGATATATTTAAAAGTGTTATAGATCCATCTAATATAAAACTTAACGATGAACTTATTAATAATGCATTAGAATCATGTAAAGCGCTTGCAAGCACAGCGACAGATGCAGTTATAATAGCGGCGTTGTTACAACTTATGTCGTATAGAGCTACTGGTCTAGCACCTGATCAAGTTGATGAGATGAAAGATGAGCTTGATTATTATAAAGATGAATACAATGATATTCAGGCAAGATATGATAAGTTATTTCATCATATGGAGGAATTAGGATGTCAGATATAGAACATACTTTACAACCAACTGCCAATAAGGTTTGCATTGGAAGAACTTCTTGAATATGAAGAAACAGGATTAACGCCTGATGAAATAAAGTACGCAAGAGAATCAATGAAATTAGAACTAGAGAGGAGAAAAACGAAAATGTTTGAAGTAAAAGTTGATACTGAGACAATTAAGCATGTCATGGATGCTTGCAAAACTGAGAAAACATTAAACCAACACGGAGTTGTGATCTATAACTGTCTGAAAGAATGTTTAGAGTACAGAGAAACGGAATTGACACCAGATCAGATTAATGAGATGAAAAAAAGCGCAAAGAAATTGAACTTATGCAAATTGAATATGATAATATTTGCGAGAAATACGACAAACTATACGGAAAGGAGCAAATGTGATGTATCAGCAAGAAAAAGAAACACGATTAGATATTGATGATGTCAGAAACGCACTAGAAGCTTATGAAGCTAATATTGTAACACCATTGGACAGCATTATAGTGAAAGCATTAAAAGAGCTTATAGAGTACAAAGATATAGGACTAATACCGCAGGCAATAAAAGATATGGATAAGATGTATCTTGAAAAGTGCCAAGAAGTCAATTCTTTAGTAGCAGCATGTGAAAAATTAGAAGGGAGAAAACAATATGAGAGCAAGTGATTGTCCGTGTTTAGGATGCACGCCGGAGACAGGCAGACATTCAGAGTGTCACTCAAGTTGTGCCGGATATAAAAGCTTCTTGGATAAATATAAGAAAGAGAAGAAGAAAGAAAAAGAAATGAATATGAGTTATTATTCAGAAGAAAAAGCAAAAAATGTAAAAAAAAATCTTTTAAGAGCGAAAAGAGGTAGGAAGTAATGAAAAGAGAAGATTTTGTAGCAATGATTCCTGAAAATGATAAATATGTTGGTAGTAACATATATTTAAATGGGAAGAATGCAGGATTCGAGGAGTGCTTACAAATGATAAAAGAAAATATGGATAATTTGAAGTGTGCAAATTGCAAATGTTTTTCTAAAAATAAAAATGCAAAAGATGGAACTTGTCAGAAATGGAAAGCACGATGTGGTGGTCAGCGTGTTAATTCAGAAGATTTTTGTTCTGATTTCGAGAAGAAAATTGACAAGGATTGATTGATGAATTATAATTAATATATCTTTAATTTATTCCGAAGTGAAAAATAAACAGTAACTTTAGAAGTTTGGGCACGATCATTTGGCTAGGTCGTGCCTTTTTCATATCAATGATAAATAAGTACGGAGGAATGAATATGATAAATGAAATTATTGGAAGATTAGGCAAAGAAAATCTTGAAAGAATAGCTGTTGAAAATCATGTGGCAATTAAAAACGCAGTTTATGTTTTACTGGATGTAGGTATGCAGTATAAAATAATGACAGCAGAAGAGTTTTCGAAAAATCAAGAATACAAAGAAATTGACTATTTTTCTCAGATAATCAATACAAATAAGTCTGTTGATAATAAGAAATGGCAAGCATATATAATGTTTAAAAAGAAGATGTATCATCTTGGAATGTATGATAAAAAAGAGGATGCTGCAAAGGCAAGAAAAGAAGCAGAAGATAAGTATTTTAACGCATTTCTTGATGAATATAACAAAAACATGAATAACATTGACTAAATTAAGAAAACATAGTAATATAATAGTACAAACAACCACAATATATATTCCAAGGACGTAAAGGATCAGAGATTTTTTCTCTGGTCCTTTTTCCTGTAAATAAAATTATCTTTTTGCTACCATAAAAATAAGGAGGGCAGAAAGAATGATACATACAGCATTTGATGTAATGAAAGAATATATGATCACAGGTGCGGAACTGGACGGGAAATATCAGTTTCCAGTTATACCGGCTGCATTTTATGAACCGTTTGATACGATAGATTTTGCAGATAGCTTTAAGCGGTCAATCAAGAATCATCGAGAATTGAATGTTAATTTTTATATACATGATAATGCGTTTGAAAGAGTGTATGCTAATCCTGATAGATACTTAGAACACTTAAGATGCTTTCACAGCGTGTGTGGATTAGACTACAGCATAGCTTCTGGCGAACAAGGAATGCCATTTGCAATGCAAATCTGGAATAAGTATAGAAATCATGCACTAACATATTATCTTGCTTTAAATGGCGTAAAAATGATTCCAAATATCAGCATACTATCAGAGGATTGTTGGGACTGGTGCTTTGATGGATATACCATAGGCAGCAATGTTGCGTGCAGCACAAACGGTAGAATGAAATCCAAGGCATCAAGGATTGATTTTTGTAACGGGTTCTATGAGATGTGCCGAAGATTACAGCCTAACAAGGTTATTATCGTTGGAAGACTGCCAAAAGAACTAAAGTCAGAAGTTCCGATCATAAATTTAAAAAGTAGAAATCAGTTAATGGAAGAAAGGTTGGGTAGAAAATAATGGGAACATCAACACAATACACGAGTGTCAGGAAGAAAAACGAACGCAGTAAGCAGAAGCAGAGAAGACAGCGGTTGAATGGATTGGTTCAGAACAGGAACCAAAGAAAGCAAAAAAATAAAGACGATTCATTAAATGTTTTGTGATTAGCAAAATAGCTAACACCGATTTTAACGGCGTAGAATATTTTGTGCAAATTTCACAAACAAAAATTTTCGTCTCATGGGCAACTTTTCCCACCCACTTTTTGGTCCAGATTTTGGGCGGATTTTTCCAGTTGGAAATATTTAGAATCCAAAAATTTTGAGATTTTTTTGGAATTTTTTTCAATTTTAAATACGAGTAAAAATTTGGAAACTGCTCTTGAATGGGCAGAAAACCAGAATTTTTTTGTATACTTCCAATTTTTTACTATTGGACATGTTGCACAAAATCAAACTAGATCCGGCATAGTTAAAAAATTGCATAATAAACGCAAGTATACAATTATATATTAGCACGAATTTTGCAATAGTTCAATAAAAAAAGACGGTTCGCACCGTCTTTTTTAGTTTCTTCTATTATATGCTGTTTTTTCGTTCAAGCTTTTCTTGTATTGCTTCCCAGATGAAGCCGTTAAGGCTTTGCGAACCGATTTCATTTTTTATTCGTTCCTTTTCTCCTTTTGGTATGCATAAGCTAATACGATCATACGCCTTTAAATTATACTTATTATTTGCGACTGTTCGCGCATTTCTACCGTCTTTTCTTGGTGGGCGTGGCATTTTATCAACTCCTTTTCTTTTTTTCTTCTTATTATAACATTTTATTAATCATTGCACAACTATATAAATTGCACAATAAAAGCATACTTACACAATGGTATTTTTGTAATGTTTTACATATTGAATTATGTACTTACACAATGATATAATAACATCAAGTTAAATGTACAGAACACAAATGATTAGGAGGTACAACGATATGAAATATTTTACAGCAAAAAATCTTGAGGAACTAAGAAAAGAATATAAAAAGTTAATGGTTAAAAATCATCCTGACAATGGCGGAGACGTTGCAGCATGTCAGGAGATCACAGCAGAATACAAGAAACTATTTGACATGTTCAAAGCAGGGCAGACACCAGACGAAGAAAAGAAAAATACATTTGATTATAAGGCAGACGAAGCCTTGAGAAATGTAATCAATAACATTGTTTCTTTCGATGGTGTCAATATCGAGGTAGTAGGTTCTTGGGTATGGGTAGATGGTAATACATTTCCATACAAAGAAGAGTTGAAAAAACTTGGCTTTAAATGGTCCAAGAATCGCAAAAAGTGGCATTTTAGCACGGAACCATCTGGGAAATGGCATAAAAAGAAAATGTCTTTCGAGGACATACAGAAAAAATATGGAAGTGAAAAAGTTAAAACTTGCGCGTCTGCAAGAATCGCATAAATAGAAAGAAGGTATAAAAATGAATAAGAAATCATTAAGGAAATTAGAAAATGACTTAGGGGTAGCAGTAGAAACAAAAAAATACACGTATGGTGGAAATGTGTATTTTATAGGATTTGATAATTCTGAAGAATATTACAAAAATCATAAATACGTTTATGATTTTGCAAAACGTCACAAAATGCACTTAGAAAGAAACTGTTACGCGTGGAGCTTTTCGCTAGAGGATAAAAAGAGTAGAGAAACAAGACTAAAAAAATGTGAAAAAATTAATTTTTTAAATCATATTTTCGAAAAAGTTTATCACCAAACAAAAAATGGAGACAAAGCAAAACAGGCACAAATAAATTTTGTGAACGATCATGAAGAATATAAAGAGGCATTCGAAGCTTTTTACTCATAATATGGAGGGAACAAAAATGAAAAATTATAAACTAGAAAAAATAAAAGAAGAACTTGCAGGAAATCTTGCAAGAGATCAAGAACTTTTACGACTTTGGGAAGCTGTAGAGTATAAGACAAAAAAGAACGGGCAGCCGTTTAAACTAGTTTCAAAAAGCTTTGAAAATACAACGTACAGGAAAGCGAGTTACGGAAACTACTACATATTGGAAGTTTCTTCCAGTAGTAGCGATCTTGGATATATTAACGACTGGGTACGATTAGAAGATTACAGAACGAACGAAAAAATAACAGATACAGAAAAAATCAAAGAAATGATTGAAAAGAAAAAGCAGTATTTTAGAAATGAGATTATGAAAACGAATGATCGTATAAATAGATTAGATAATGCATTTATAGAATTTGAAACGGCGTATACAAAAGCGCTTGGACAACTTGCATATGATCTTGGTTGTACGGAAAAATTCGATAGTTTGTTTTATCAAATTACAAAAATTGTAACTAATAATTAAAAATAAAAAAGGAGTGCTATTATGAAATATTTTAAAAATTGTAAAACATTAAAAGAACTGAAAGACACATACAAAAAATTACTGAAAGAGAACCACCCAGACAACGGGGGCGATCTGGAAGTTATGAAAGAGATCAACGTACAATTTGATTCAGCTTTTCCAATCTTTAGAGATCAGGCAGCAAAAGAAGCGCCAGAGCCTGAGGAAGTAAAAAAAGAAACTGCGGAAAATGTAAGACGTCATTTTTATACTGATTTCGGTTGGGAAGGCTCTAGATATGATTCTAGTTTGACTCTGAAAGAGATCGCGAAAATTGTACGAGGATACGTAAAAAAGAAATATCCTACATGTAAATTTAGCGTACGCACATCATACGGCAGCATGTGCCAATCTTTAATTGTCAAATTGTTAGAATTTCCACAACAAATGTTTATGACAGCCGAAGAACTAAAAGAAATCTGGTATACACCGTTTTCATACGTTGATAGTGAAGGAAAGACAATAACAACTACTGTTTTAAATGACACAATTCAAAACTTATATAATAAATTCAGAGCGAATTATATTATGTCAGACGACGATTTTACACAGGAGGAATTTTTGAAATGCTACACAGAAACGGTGTTTGAAAAAGAACAATTCTTTTACGGTGTTCAAACAGAATATTTTAAAAGTGTTGTTGATGATGTAAACGCCTTTATTGCTTCTTATAACTACGACGATTCCGACAGTATGATTGATTATTTTAGTTGTAATTTTTACGGCGGAAAAGTAAGTTACAACGATTGTAAATTTGTTCCAAAAACTGCGAGAATCAAAAACAAAAATGCGACACCGGCAACAAAGACAAAGAAAAGACAGACTAAAGAAGAGCAGGAAGTAAAACAGATCGAAGAAGTAACGGAAGTTACTTACAAGATCACAAAGGGCGAAGACACGCGCGACATGTCCGAATTGTGGGTAGTAAGAATTAATGAAAATCTAAATAAAGAAGAATATATTGAACAGAATAAAAAAATGCGTGATCTTGGCGGGTACTACAGTAAATTTAAACACGGATTTATTTTTAGATACAATCCAAGCGAAAAATTAGCATAGGAGGGCGGAAAAATGAAAATATGTGATATATGCAATGTGCTTTTTAATATGTCACTCGGATTGGACTACGCAGACGGCGCAGACAGCCACAAAGAAGAACTTGACATATTGGAAACGGAAATAAAGGAAATTAAAGATAACAATAAATCTTTGTATTATGTACTAGAAAGCATAGCAGAGCAAAACAAAGATTTTAAAAATTTTCCAGTTAACAGCGACGGAGGTTTTACAAGATGAAAAAAATAGATTTATTAATTGTTATAAGTAGTTTTATAATTGCAGGGATCATTTTTACAGCGATCCCGGGGGCTTTTATCCTTGGATATTTAGAAATTGTACTTGGTGCAGCATATGCAATAGGTAAATGAGTAGAAGTGATAAGAATTTTAGCGTATGACCGCGGATTATATTCCTCGGTCATATATCTTTTTAAAGATTATTTTTTTGTTGACGAGATCGGAAAAAAGAAGTAAAATCAAAGAAAAAAGCAGGAGGAAAAAAATAAATGTTAGTATACAAAATAAATGTAATAGAAGAATTAAAGGAAGCCGGTTACAATGCTACCAGAATAAGAGATGAGCGCCCAATTAGTCAAAACGCGATGCAAAAGATAAGAAAAGGCGAGATGATCGGAATCAAAACGCTTGAACAGCTTTGCAAGCTGTTAGACATGCAGCCGGGGAACATAATTAAATACGTAGAAGATTAAAAAAATAATCCTAAAAAAGATTAAAAAAGTATTGACTTTAATCTTTAAAAAGATTATAATAAAGATAGTTAAAGGAGACAAGCAAAGAGAAAAGGAGATGTGAGTCATGAAAAAAGAATTTTGGGAAAGAGTAAAATGGGAAAGAATAGTCGATACGAGAAAATATAGATATGTATTAGACGATGATATAAGCCTTGAAAGGCCTTTAATAAAAAGGCTACCAATCGAAGACCTAGACACGACAGCAGCTATTGACGGGTGGGAAGTTGTAAAGGAGCTTTAAAAATGAAATATAGAACAAAAAAGGCTTGTTTGGATTGTGGCAAGTCTTTTTATGGTAGTACAGACAAGTTGTATTGCGACGAATGCGCAAAAAAAAGAAAATCTAATGTAATGAGAATTAGAGTGTGCAGAATGTGTGGCAAAGAGTTTAACGGTGGACCTAGAGCGTTTTACTGTCCAGATTGTAGAGTTATACGTACAAGAGAAGCACAAAAAAGATTCAGGCAAGGAAAGACAGCTAAAAGGAAGCTTGGGAGTGTCGATAAGTGCGAGCTGTGCGGAAAAGAATATATTGTAATTGCAGGACGTCAAAAATATTGTTCTGAAAAATGTCAGCACGAAGCAGGCTTATTATTGCAAAAAGAATATAAAAGTGCTTATAATAAAGAGACAGAACAGACAAAAAAGAAATTGGAAAAGAACAGCAAAAAACAAAAAATTTGCGAATACTGCGGTAAAAAATTCCGATCCAAAGTTGCAAGTAACACTTGTAGTGATTACTGCCGGCACAAACAAGCGCAGATCAGAAACGCAAGGGCACGGATTAATCGGGGCGAGAAAACAAATCTTGATACCTTGTTAAAAGAAAGAGAAGAGTATAAAAACAAAGTAAACGATAATAAAGGAGGTACGCGGATGAATGTAAAAAACCAGTATGGGAAAGAAGTAAATTTTGACGAAGCTCTAAAATTAATGGATGCAGATTTAAGAGAAAATGTAGCGTATGAGTTAAGTCTTTCATCAGATCAAGAATTTTTTAATAAATACGCCGAAGCACACAAAGAAAAATTCGGGGTCACTTGGGGACCAGATCAGGAAAAATAAGAATAAAAATATGAAAGAAGTTCTTTATTGAGCTTCTTTTTTTGTGCGACTTTTTAAACGTCACAACGTTTTTTGAGTCTTAAAATTATAAATATTTTATAAAATTTTATTGACGATCTAAAGTCGAAATATAACGGTGCCGGCGGTGTCTAGTCTGCGTATTTTGGCCAATAAGAGTGTTTTATATGGCTGTATAAGCGACGGAAACGCCGTATATTAGTCTTTAAATTTACGCTTGCAATAAAATTATCTTTAGTTCAGGATATTAATTACAGGGTATTATATAAGCCCTTATGAATATTTAAGATTATTATTTAATGCTTTAGAGTGATAAAGTAAAAGGTGGTGAGAACATGAAGGATTTAGAAGTTTATGAGAATGAGATTGAAATATACGCAGAGGATTATATTAAATCTTTAGCTAACGAAGATGATATATATAAAGTGTCTACGTTTAAGGGGATGCTTAAGCATATATTTAAACATGTATTTAAAGCTAAGAAGAATGAGAAAACATTGTATCAATTAAAAACTAACATTGATACTAGCGACATAGATACGATCAATGAGATCTGGGATATATATACATCGCTTTGTTATAAATATAATCATAATCCTTCGTTGTTGGGGTTCTCTTTACTGACTGGGATCAATGACGACACGTTCAACAGTTGGCGTACTGGTGAGGTTCGAGCAAGCTCTGGACATTCCGCCGCTGTCAAAAGATGGAAAAAAGAATGTGAGTTAGCTCTGGCAGATCGTACAAGCGAACAAAACTCAGTAGGTTCAATGTTTTTGTTAAAGAGCTGTTACGGGTACAGCGAACAGCAGACAGTTAACATTGTTGACCAGACAGGACTACCAAAAGAGAGCAGAACAGAGATCGCGAAGAAGTATGCAGAACATCAACAACTACCACAAAAACCAAATCTATAAGCATAATATATATATCATAAAAGCATTATGCACAATAAGACAATAATAATAATATATATAGTTGTGCAGTATCACAATAGATATCTGGTGATCTATAACTTAAACCATTATTTAACGTATAGATTGATCGTGTGGTGTAAAGATATATGCAGACTACACAATAAAGCTTGTTTGTTTTGTGCATGTTGTACAAAGTAAAGGGAACGGCAGAAAAGACGGGGTACCCCTCACAGGAGACCGCCCACGCCGCCGGAGTTAGTGCCAAAAATTCCCCAAAAAACAAAAGAGCCTTTTTAGGCATACAAAGAAATTAATATATAACTCATAACACACAGAGAGGATACACAAGAATGATTGAACATCAAAACTATTACAATCCCGGAAAGTATGAAGCAAAAGATGTGATTAGAGACTGGGATTTAAATTTCAACTTAGGCAATGCAGTAAAGTATATATGCAGAGCAGGCAAGAAAGACCCAAACAAACTTGTTGAGGACTTAGAGAAAGCAGCAACGTATATCAACTTTGAACTTGAGTATTTAAAAAATAAGTCAGGAGCAGTGAAACGATGAGATATTTATATAACATGTTTGTAGTTGGTGTTTCAGTGTATGCAGCAGTAACATTTGGAACTGGTTGGTTGTTTTTGTTGATGTTATTAATTTTAGGAGTTGAGTAGATGATCACAAAAGCTATTGTTACACTCTGCAATGTTGTATATGCATTGATCATCAGATGGTTTATGAAAACAGCAAAAACAAATGATAAAGCAACGATCGTAGGTTTTTCATCCATGATTCTCTTATATGCGTTAAACATTATTGTGATATGGTGGTGCTAAATGAAAAAAGTTAAAGTTAATTTCGTTGATGGAAGAGAAGAATATTTTGACACAGATTATACTACAAATTGTTCAAGTAGTATGTTTTGGTACTCAGCGGAAGAAGAAATGTTTTATATAAAAAAATCAGCAATGAACGTAATTTTACTTCCTAGAGAATTTGTAAGATACATATGTATTGCAGATTAAATAATAAACTGTCGAGAAAATCTCGGTAGTTAGGACCGTTAACTCAGCGGGTGAGAGTATCCGGCTCATAACCGGAAGGCCACAGGTTCGAATCCTGTACGGTCCATTGAGTGATGCTAACAGCAAATTTTAATGTATTATAAAATGTTTTTGAAGGTTAATGCACAAGCATCATGTTCTTAGGGACTCATACAGCAAATAAAAAGTACAATGCAACAAAAAAACAAGCCATGACGTATAGCATACTTCACGAGTCCTGATTATGAAAGAGAGGGAAATATGAATTTTGCACAAGCAGTGGAAAGAGAAACAAAGTTCACAAAGACAGAGAATGGAGCAGTTGCTTTGAATACTACAGGCAATGCATGTCTTGATTTGTATTCAACAATTGGAAGTCTTAGAGATGCAGAACTATCAAGAGTTCTATCCTTGTTTGACGAAGCGTACAAAGAAAATCCACTACTTGCTACAAAAATCGTATTTTACGCAAGAGATGTAAGAGGTGGATTAGGAGAAAGAAAAGTTTTCCGTGATCTGATTCATCATATGGCTTGCGTATACCCTGAAAGTATTAAAAATAACATTTACTGGATTCCTGAATATGGGCGTTACGATGATTGGTACGCATTGGTCGATACGCCTTTAGAACAGGATATGTGGACTCATATGAAATCACAGATGGTTGAAGATTTCAAAGACTACAACAATGGAAAACCAATATCATTATTGGCTAAATGGTTAAAGACCGCGGATGCAAGCTCTAAGAAAACAAGGGAGCTTGGAATTAAGACAGCACTTGGTTTTGGTATATCTGTTCGAAATTATAAAAGGATTGTCCGTAATCTTAGAAAATACTTAAAGATCACGGAAACATATATGTCTGCGAACAAATGGAACGAGATATTTTATCCATCAGTTCCTAGTAGATGTATGTTGAACAACCAATATGCTTTTTATCGTCATGATGCAGAAAGATTCCAACAGTACAAGGAAGATGTGTCAAACGGAAGGCAAAAGATCAATTCAAGTACACTGTATCCATATGATTTGATCAATGAAATTGATTCACCATACGAGAGCGATCATGCCATTGCAGAAGCACAGTGGAAGAATCTCCCGAACTATGTAGAGCCGGGACGAAACGTATTAGTTATGGCTGATGTATCAGGTTCTATGAATGGAAGACCTATGCAAACTTCTGTAGGTCTTGCAATATACTTTGCAGAAAGAAACATTGGTCCATATCATAATCTTTTTATGACATTTAGCGGTGACCCTGAATTTGTATCGCTAAAAGGAAACACATTATATGAGAAATATAGCAACGCAATATCTGCGGAATGGGGATTCAATACAGATCTGAAAAAAGCATTTGATAAGATTTTGAAAGTTGCGATTGATAATCATATAGATCAGGAAGAAATGCCAGAAGCACTTGTTGTTATTTCTGATATGGAAATTGATCAGTGCACAAATGATAGTTGGACGTTTTATGATCAGATGGCTGATGAATTTAAAAAACATGGTTATGAGATTCCTAACATTGTGTTCTGGAATGTTCAAAGTAGAAATAATGTTTTTCATGCTGACAGCAACCGAAAAGGTGTTCAGTTATGTTCTGGGCAGTCAGCATCAACATTTCAAAATGTCATTTCCGCAATTGGTCTTACGCCAATAGAAGCAATGGAAATGGTAATAAATTCAGAAAGATACGATAACATTTCGATTACCTCCAAATAAGTTGTGGTATATAGCTCAATTGGATAGAGCGCAACACTACGAATGTTGAGGATGCCAGTTCAAGTCTGGCTATACCATTTGTTCGCTATTGCGAACATAAAGTCCTTACTTTCTTAAAATTATTTTAGTACGTATGTGAAATTCAAGCCAATGTTGCTGTTGACCGTTATAGCCGGGATGGATTTCTTTTTTTCATGAAAAACTTTTTCACCCCAACTGGTGAAAAGAGATGTTCGCCTTTAAGTAGGCAAAGATTTCACTCCTTACAATGTTTTTATTTTGTTTGCGTATCTGAATATGGTCAGTTTAGCCGGCTCAACTCCGGCATACGCATTGTTTTTTTAGAATTGACAGGGGATTATAACATTGAGTATGACAGAAATTATCAAAGAAATGAAAAATTATATGACAGAACCGATTGAGGGAATGTCGTATGCAGAAAAGGATAAAGAAGGCAATGTTTGGATTCATTGCCCATGGTGTGGAAAGAAGCAATTTCCTGTTAACCATGATACGAAAATTAGTCATTTGCAATATAAATGCAAATCGTCAAACTGCAAAAAAATGTTTGAAATAAATTATTAATAGTCGCAAGAGCCAAAGAGCCGGACGCTTTCAAGGGAAGGAGTCGGTTCTTTTTTTATGCAAGAAGGAAGTTTTGAGTGGTATCAATCGGTCTTTAAGTCAATATTGGACGGACAGATGGATTTATACGAAAACCAGAATGATACATACCAATTGTTGCTCAACATGAAGCAAGAATTAACATTTAACAATAAAGAGGTCATGGACTATGCAATCAAGATAAGCAAGTATGCCCATGAAATGGCTGCATATATGGCAGCAACGACAGGAATGGCGGAATATGACGATCTATACTGGAAGTTTCTGCTTCTGGAAGGTCAGCATTATCAGGTAGACAGTGGTTTGTTATATCTTGAAAAGAACAGAGTACCTTCTGAGAGGTTCTACGAACCACGTAGATCGGTTTTTATGCAACACGGGATAATTCAATCATTGCAAGATTTAATGGACGATAAATTGGACATATTTGCGTTAAGTGTTCCACCCGGTTGTGGAAAGTCAACACTGGAAGACTTTTTCTTATCTCTTGTTGGTGGTTGGTTTCCAAATTGTTTTAACTTATCTTCTGCCCATAGTAGCATTTTGACACGATCACTGTATGATGGAGTTCTTGAAATTATAAATGATCCAGTAGAATACACATGGCATGAGATTTTTCCGAATGTGCAGATGCAAGGAACAAACGCAAAAGAAACAACAGTAAACCTTGAAAGAAATGGCCGTTTCAAAACGTGGACGTTTCGATCAATTGACGGATCATTAACAGGTGCGACACGTTGTAATAAATTTCTTACCGCGGACGACTTGGTATCAGGAATTGAAGAAGCATTGAATAAAAACCGACTGGAAACACTCTGGACGAAAGTTGCAAACGATTTACGATCAAGACGATTGGACGGTTGCAAAGAGTTCTATATTGCGACACGATGGAGTGTTCATGATCCGATTGGAAAGCTACAGACACTATATGCAGGTGATCCGAGAGCAAGATTTATTGCAGTACCGGCACTAAATGAAAAAGGCGAAAGCAATTTCATGTTTACTGTAAATGGATTCTCTAAAGAGTATTTTGAAGATGCAAGAAAAGCTATGGATGATATTTCGTTTAACTGTTTATACCAACAAAAACCAGTAGAGCGTGAAGGACTATTATTACCGGCGGATGAATTAAGAAGATTTTATCTTGAAAAACATCATGTTCCTGAGGGGGTATCCGGTTATACAGTATTTCCTAAAAAAGACCCAGATGCTATCTGGGGTGTCTGCGATACAAAAGATAAGGGAACCGACTTTGAATCCCTTCCGATTGCATATCAGTTTGGAGAAGATTTTTATATACCGGATGTTGTATTTGACGATGAAACGAATTATGAAATTCTTGATAACAAGACAGCTGCAATTCTTATCAGGCATCAACCACATAAGGTGCGTTTTGAATCAAACCAAGCCGGAGGAAGAATTGCAGATAATATAAGCAAAATGATCAAAGGCAAAGCAAGGACAATTATTGAACCAAAATACACAACAGCAAATAAAGAAACCAAAATTTTGGTCAATTCAGATTGGATAAAGAAGCATTGCTTATTTTTAGAACCATCAGAATACCAAGTAAAGTCTGATTATGGAAGATTCATGGAAAATGTAACTTCTTACACGACAAAGGCGAAGGTTCTGCATGATGATGGTCCTGACTCATTAGCTATGTTAGCAGAATTTGTATCAAAGCCAGAAGCACGACAAAGTTATATCAGACAAAGTCCAGTTTAGAGGTAAAAAATGACAGCGAAAGAATATTTAATGCAATTACAGTTCCTTGATAAAAAAATACATAATAAATTGTCAGAGGTATATCAGTTGAGAGCGTTAGCGACTAGTGCATCCGTAGCAATCGGTTCTGATAAAGTACAAACTTCAAAACAAAAAGATCGTATGGGAGATGCAATAGCCAATATTGTAGATAAAGAAAGAGAAGCTAATAGAGAAATCAAAAGATTTCTGATCAAGAAAAAAGAAATTATATCAGTGATCGAAACAACAGAAAATCCAAATCATTATGATCTTCTTTTTAAGAGATATGTTGAGTACAAAACATTAAGAATGATACAAAATGAAATGGGTTATTCCTTGCAGCATGTAAAAAGAATGCATAAAGAAGCATTAGATGAAATTAAGAAAATCAAAGGATTTGAAGAATAAGACTCTATGATACACAATAAGACCTTTTAGTTTAGTATACTATATAATAGATTTTAAGTAAGCATTTGTGGATGTATTTCCGCAGATGCTTTTTTATTGCGAAGAAAGAGGTGAAACGACAATGGGTTTAGAAGCAAGACTGCTTGGAAGAACAAAAATCTATACAGATGAGACAATCATTGATGAAGATAACATATTATCAGTCTTGCGAAAAGCTTATGCAAAACACTTATTTAATCGCAGACAGATGCAGTTTCTGATTGACTATGAAGGCGGACAACAGCCATTAAAACGACAAAAAATAGTAAGACCAGACATTGACATAAAGGTTAATGGAAGTGTTGCAAACTACGTCAAAGAATTTAAGATTGGCTACAATTGGAGCAGCCCTATCATGTTGGTTCAACGTGGCGACAAGGAAATGCATGACTCTGATTCAAAAACGGATGATGCAGGAATCACTTCATTAAATGAGATTCTAACAAATGGAGAAAACATCGGTTATAAAGATCAGTGTATGGCAGAGTTTATTGAAATCTGCGGTATCGGTCATAGAATGATTGATATTAAGACAGACTTTGACGATATGGAAGATGGTGAACCTGAATCTCTGGTAGATGTGTATACACTTGACTCCAGATATGCTTTTTGCGTATATAACAACGGGACAGGTCAGAAAAAAGTTTTAGGTGTTACATACAGGAAAGTTTCAGGGAAGCTGTATTTTACATGTTTTACTAAAGAATGCCGCTATGAGATTCAATCAGGTGAGATCGTTTCAGTAGAAAAGAATCCACTGAAAGATATTCCGATTATTGAGTATGAAAGAAGTTTTGACAGAACTGGATGCTTTGAAAGAAAGATTCCAGAAATTGATGCACTCAATATTTTAATGTCAGACTTTACGAATGATGTGTCACAGAGAACACAGGAAATATGGTGGGGGAACGACATTAAGTTCCCAGTAGATGAAAAAGGAGATGAGATTCAACCTAAAAGCGGTCAGTGGTTAGTAACATATTCAAATGAAAATGGAAAGCCAAGTGTTCAACCACTTTCAAGCACATTTGATTCTGGCAGTACATTATCTGCTATTTCTGATTACCGCAGTAGAATCTTTCAGGATTGTAAAGTCCCTATTCAGTACGAAAGTTCTGGCAGCGGATCAACGGGGACAGCAACCGACATGAGTTCTGGATGGAGTGCAGCAGAATTGGATGCCATGAGAGAACAGCAAATGACTGAGAAGGGCAAGAGAGAAGAAATTAAATTGATCCTAAGAGCGATTCAGTTAGTTCCTTCAAAAATTCTTCCTGAAGACAGCCCGATCAGAAAAATACACAGTTCTGATATAGACTTTCATTTTAACAGAAGAAAGAATTATGACATGTCTGTTAAGGCAAACACTTTTGCTACATATGTGAGTCATGGAATCCACGGAAGACACGCATTAAAGGTCGTTGACGCGTTTGGTGATGTGGAACAAGTTTGGAACGATAGTCAGGAAATGATTGAAAAATATCAGGAATCTTTGTGGAAAACATCTGATAGTAGCAGCACTTCAACCATAGGAGATACTGGTAGCAATACATCAGAAAAGATTCAAGGCGATACATCTGATCAGACAGGAAACTCACCGATATTAGATGGATTGAATACAGACTCAAATAAGATTCAGGCATAACAGGAGAGAGAAATGTACTCAGCATTAAGTTTTGATGAATTGAATCAAATGGATATGAATACAAGGTCTATTCCGTATGAAAAGTATTTTGGAGAGATGGAACTTCCGAAAGAAGAAAAAGAGACAAGAATCAAACTGGCCGAGAATATGGAAGATGAATTTCTCTATGTCATGAGTCTTATGTTTACGTTGCAGAAATACCCAACACCAAATTGGGAAACTGCAAGACAAGAGTTTTTTGACAGATATAAGAAATCTTTGAATGGGTATGTTACACCAAATGAAAATTTTTTGGCATACATGACAGCGTTATCATATGAAGTTATAGATGCTACGAAAAGGAATATTGATGATCCTTATTACTTTTCACAGGATAGAGCAAAATTTATTTCTGAGAATGAAAGTAATGTATCAAGAAGTTTTCAATACGACTTAGAAGCAATAGCACAAGGAAAAACAAAAAAACAGTGGGTTGCAATTATGGACAAGAAAA